GTAAAACTATATGGTGATCTTGCAGAATTTGTAGGACATAAGCAATTTGATGTAAAGGTAAATTCTGTTGCACAGGCTGTAAGTTTTTTAATAAATAACTTTCCAAAAACAGAAGGATATATGTCGAATAGATATTATAAGGTATTAGTAAATAAATATGAGATAGATGAGACACAAATTCATGAACCTACTGGTAAACAAGAAATATCATTTGTACCTGTTATATCTGGTGCAGGTGGTAATACTGGCAGATTGTTGTTAGGTGCAGCATTAATAGGTATAGCTATTGTTAATCCTTTCGGTGCAGCATCTATAGGTACTTTTGGAGGTACACCAATACTTGTATCTAAGGCGGTTGGTTTTTTAGGTGTTGGTTTGGCTCTATCTGGTGTAAGTGGTTTATTATTTCCTACACCAAAACCAAAAGAATTTAGTAATGAACAAGACCCTAGAATTTCATTTGGATTTAGTGGCATACAGCAAAGTTCGAGGGCGGGAAGTAGCCACCCTATTTGTTTTGGAGAAGTGTTCACAGGTAGTGTTGTAATAAGTGCAGGTATTGATACTGAACAAGTAAGGGCATGACAAAAAAATATATACAGGGTGCAGGTGGAAATCCATCACCACCACAACCACCACAACCTACAAGAACACCTGATACTTTACATAGTAGACAGTTTGCTACTTTTTTAGATTTAGTATCAGAAGGTGAGATAGAAGGTTTTGCATCACCATCAAAAGAAGGTTTAACAAAAGGTACAACTGCATATAATAATGCTGCACTTAAAGACGTTTTTCTTAATAATACTGCTGTATTAAAATCTACTGCATCTTCATCTAATCCTAATACAACTGATTTTAATTTTCAGAATGTTGGCTTTACACCTAGATTTGGTACTGCTAATCAAACACATATACCTGGTATTGAAAGTTCAGAATCTACAACAGCAGTAGGTGTAGTTGTTACAAATGCATCACCAGTTACAAGAACTATTACTAATACATCTGTAGATGCTATAAAGGTATCAATAACATTACCACAACTACAAAGAGCTACAGATGCAGGTGATTTATTAGGTTCTAGTGTTCAATTTAAAATATCTGTACAATATAATTCTGGTGGTTTTACTGACGTTATTACAGATACTATTACAGGTAGAACTGCTGACGCATACCAGAAAGATTACAGGGTAGATATTACAGGTGCTTTTCCTGTTGATATAAGAATAACTAGAATTACTGCTGATAGTACATCATCATCATTAGTAGATGCATTTCAATGGTCAAGTTTTTCAGAAATAATAGACGATAAACAAACATACGCTAATAGTGCATATTTATCTTTACGTATTGATTCACAACAATTTAGTTCAATACCTAGTAGAAAATACAGGATAAGAGGTGTAAAGGTAAGAATACCAGGTGCAGGTGCTAATAGCTCAGGTACACCTACTGTTGATAATGCAACTGGCAGAATTGTATACCCAACTGGTTATATATTTAATGGTGTTATGGGTGCAGCTACATATACAAATTGCCCTGCTATGGTTTTATTAGACTTGTTGACTAATAGTAGATATGGTTTAGGTAGTCATATAACAGATGCATCATTAGATTTATTTTCTTTTGTTACTGCATCTAAATATGCAAATACACTTGTAAATGATGGTTTAGGTGGTCAGGAGGCTAGATTTAGTTGTAATGTACTTTTGCAATCTGCAGATGAAGCATTTGATTTAATTAATGACCTGTCAGGTGTAATGCGTTGTATGCCTATTTGGTCAGCAGGTTCTATGACCATAACGCAAGATAAACCAACAGATGCAAGTTATTTATTTAACCTATCTAATGTATTAGAAGATGGTTTTAATTATTCTGGTAGTGATTTGAAACAAAGACATAGTGTAGTTAGTGTTTCATACTTTAATATGGACACACAAGAAATAGATTTTGAAGTTGTAGAAGATAGTACTGCTGTTAGTAAGTTAGGTGTAAATTTAAAACAGGTAAAAGCATTTGCGTGTACATCAAGGGGTCAGGCTGCAAGATTAGGTAGAGCAATATTATTTGCAGAACAAAATGAAAGTGAAATTGTATCTTTTACAACATCAATAGATAGTGGTGTTATAGTCAGACCTGGTTCTGTTATAGAAATAAATGACCCTGTAAGGGCAGGTGTACGTAGAGGTGGAAGGGTTAGTGCAGCTACAACAACAACAATAACTGTAGATGATACTGCTAATACTGATTTACCTACTACAAACAGCCCTACAATTAGCGTTATTATGCCTGATGGTACAGTAGAAACTAAAAATATAACAGGAATATCTGGTGCTGTTGTTAGTGTAGATAGTGCATTTAGTACAACACCTAATGTTAATACAATATGGTTAATACAAGATACAACAGTTGTTGCACAAAAATTTAGAGTAATAGCTGTAGAAGAACAAGACGAGGTAAATTATACAATTAGTGCATTATCATACGTACCAGAAAAATATGCATTTATAGAAGATGGTACTGCATTACCTACAAGAACAGTATCAATACTAAACCAACCTGTAGACCCACCTAATAATGTTGTTGCTAATGAAAAGATAGTAGTAATTAATAATCAGGCGGTAGCAAAATTAATCATAAGTTGGC